ATTCCTACTATGGACCGAATGATCCTGAAGTAATTTCCAAGCAGGCTCGCCCGGGTGCTAACTTTGTCTGGCAGGCTGAACCGGGTTCCAATGGTCCGGATTATTCCAATTCCAACTTCACCAAGCCGATCCGTATCTGCCGTATTGAACCTGCAGTTATGGCCAATGGTACTCCGTACAACAAGAAGATTGGTTTGACCGCTGAAGAAATTGCAGTTATCGAATCCAAGCTTTATACTTTGGCTAACCTTCCGCGTAAGGTTGAAAAGCTCCCGAGCTTCCAGCAGATTATCGAACGCGTCAACAGCAAGTGCGGTATTGACCTCGCTTCTGAACTCGACAATATTGAAGTTGGTTCTGCTCCGGCTGCAAAGCCTGCAAGTAAGGTTCAGACTGAAGACGACGAAATGTTTACCGGTACTGTTCTTGAAACCAAGAAAACTGAACCGGCCATTACAGTCGAATCTGATGATAGTATGATGTTTAGTGCAAAGCCGACGGTTGCTCCGTCTACTCCTGCACCGGCAACTTCCGCTCCGCTCGGATCTAATGGTCCGTTCGAAGAAGCTGAAGACCAGGATGATTTCTTTACTCGTCTTGCGAACGGACAGTAAAGTTCTGATTACCTCTTAAGTTAGTTCGCTGTTTATATGGGGAGGGATAACATCGAAAGGTGTTATCCCTTTTTCAGATTATATTTTTATATTGGTATACAATCTTAATAAAATTTACTATATTTAATAAGTATGAATTATAATAATCCCGAATTAAAAATTTTAAACTTAACACATTCTGACCTCGACGGTGTATCGTCCAACATTGTCCTTCGTAACTTCTATAAGGATATTGAAACCGAATATATTACATACCAGTCAGAAGAACGTGTTATTACAAACGTGATCGCCAAGTACAAGGATAAGGTCGATTTGATTATTATCACCGATTTCTATCCGTCTCTAACCATGTCGCAGATTCGCGAAGCTTTCCCGAACGTTCTTGTACTGGACCACCACGAGACTGCACAGAAATACCACGACAACAAGACAGTTATTATTAATACTTCTGCTTGCGGCGCGATGCTCACCTACAGATTTGTCAAGACCTTTAAAGATATTTCCTACCTTGACGACCTCATTAACATCACGAACGACTGGGATATGTTTATCCTGTCAGACAAGAGATCACGCTTCTTCAATAACATTTACTGGGAAATGGGTCCTAAGTGGTTTACCCGCAGATTCCTTAATGGAAATACGAAGCTCTACCCGGAAGAACAAAAATACTTAATTGATGCTCAGGCCGAATTCAAAAAGCTTTATGCTAACCTTGAAATCTCTGACCTCTCCAATAACGGCGTATTCTTTGAGACAGACAGATTCATGAACGAATGCGTCGAGGAACTCAAGAAGGAAGGCTATAAGTGGTTCGCAATCAAGAACAAGAACGCCCTCTCTATCCGTTGCGATGAAATCGATCTTACAAAGGTGTTCAAGATTATGAATGTCGGCGGCGGTCACGCACATGCTGGTGGAATTCCACTCAAGTATAACGACGACATAATGATCGTACTTAATAGATTACAGTTGGCTGTAGATGCGATATATTCAAACGATTAAAAATCAGTTCGACAACAAGTGCAAGCCTATCGAATGGAACAAGGCTGTCGCCGAGAATACAATCAAGGCGATCATGAATCCCATGGTAGTCGAAGACAAGACTAAGATACCACAGTGGAAGTTCTGTTCGATGAAAGGCGAAAAGCGTTGTACTGAGAATATGGGTTCTACCGATATTCTCATGTTGGACTATGACTCTACAGAGTATACAATCGAACAATTCCAAAACAGATTCAGGGACTACAGGTACATTCTGCACACCAGCTATTCTTACGATGGTGTGAATCAGAAGTTCCGTGTCCTTCTGTTCTTGGACAAGGAATACGAGATTAATAGATTTTTCTTCAAGGGATCACAGAAACAGTGGAGCCCGTATTTCTACTTAATTGATTTCTTCGACCATGTTGACCCGGCATCTTTCGTCAGAGCACAGTTCTTCAAGTGTCCGGCGGTCAAGTCTAAAGGCTCGCCGTATTATTATAAGATTAACAATGGAAAAAAGTTTAATCCTTTCGAGGAAATCGAATTCTTTGAACAGGCTTACAACGAATGCGAATGGCGTCAACAGAATTACTTAAGAGATCTTGAAGCATCATATATGAAGTCTCGTAAGCGTAATAAGACAGGCGATCTTACTAAGGCCAAAGAATACGTTGAGAAAACAATCGAATCAGCTCCCGAAGGAACAAGGCATAACCAAATATTCGCGCTCGCCTGCTGGTGGAAACATATCGGCGGCACCTATTCCGATTTCAAACAGATTATGCCGACATGGGCAGACTCGTCTTACAATCATCAGCTGGATCGCCTCGAAAGAGAATGGATGAATTTAAAATAGGTAATATATGGAACTCTTTAAAGAATTATGGACTGCATTTAATGATATTCATTTTGAAGAAGTAGGCCACAAGTATACTGACTCATACGGTACCAAGTTCACTTCAGTTACAACCTTTATCAAGAACTTCGAACCGGATAAGGATTGGGACATGATCGCCGAACGGGCAAGTAAGAAGGTTGGCGGAAAATACTTCGGTAAGGACGTAAAGGACATCCGCGCTGAATGGGATGCTGCTGGCAGTTACGCATGTACTCTTGGTACTGCTGTTCATAGCGTAGCCGAATACGAATGGCAGAACAAGGAATTCTATCCTGACCAGCATCTCCTTGAACAGTATGAAGGCATGCCTGAAGATTTCGCCTGGCGAAAGAAGAAAGCAAAGGCTCTGATCAGTACACTCAAGGAACGTTATATCCCGTTGAAAAACGAATTCATCGTGTATGACCGTGATTGGGGTCTGGTTGGTACTATCGACTTCCTGTGCTATAACACCGTGAAGAACTGTTATTCTATTCTTGACTGGAAGACATCAAAGAAGTTCGAACACAATAATAGATTCCAGAAGATGAAAGCTCCGTTCGAAACCGAAGATGACTGTAACTGTGTACACTATAGTATGCAGCTGTCAATGTATAAGGCGATCCTGGAAAAACATTGTCCGTCTATCAAGATTGGCGAAATGATGCTCGTACAGATTCCGAATAAGGAAACTTCGAAATCGGAAATCTATCTCTGTCAGGATTACTCCAAGAAATTCCTGGAATATTTTGACAACAGGAAAAAAGCTTAATAGAATTTTTACTATATTTTATGCAAACGTTAAGGAAAAGTTTACATGAATTATAATAAAAACCTTATTAACTTGATTTCCCAGCTTTCAAATATTCAGCAACAGCTGGTTATGGAAAAGGATGGTGAAGTATTCAAGATGCGTGCCAACGATGACAAGCTCAATGTCTGCTTCACCCTCACGGCTCCGCTCTCGTATTTCGATTTCCCGGGTGAAAAGATTGGTTTCTTCAACTTCTCCACTTTTAAGAAGTATTTTGATATTTTCGATAAACCGTCCAAGGATCCTGCTGTCTCGAATACGCCAAAGCTCAGTATCGACGTCAATGAATCCGGCGAGCCTTATATCTTGAACATCGCTTCCAGTATCGATGCCCGTCATTTTGTCAACAAGCTCGGTATGCCTGAAGTTCTCTCCAAGCCGCAGTTCAATCAGATTAACATGCCGGCAGCCGATGCAGAACTCTATTTCTCCGAATCAGACGTAAACGATCTCAACTCGATGGTTTCCCTTATCAAGGCAGATACCATTCAGTTCCATTTCGAAGGTAAGACCTGCACGGCCAACCTGACAAGTATGTTCAGTGGCGATACCTACAGTGCACAGTATGACCTTAAGAACGATGTTGAAATCCCGTTTGATTTCATGGTTCCTATTCGCGGTATTAACACTCTTCCGTCTGCAGCTTACAACATCACAGTGGCTAAGCGTGGTCTCATGAAGTTCGAGCAGCTCCGCGAAGACGATATTAAACTTAACATTTACTGGTCGAGGAAAAAGTAATGTCTATTGATTATCAGTCTCTTGTACCTCCTGATAAGCGAGCCCCGGAAGAAGATTTTCATAACGTTAATGCATTGAAGGTTATCCGCAGGGCCGCAGAAGCAATGGGCATTCTATTAAATGATCCCAAGCCTAACTGTAAAAAGTGTCATGGCAGGGGTTACCTCGGTAGGCACGTTGATTCCGGTGAACCGGTTCCGTGCCCGTGCCTGTTCCCTAAGCCCGATAGAGAGGTTGGCGACGTACAATTACGCCCAAGGAACAGAGCCGAACGCAGAGCAAAGAAGCACTAATATAATTTCTTACCTCCTTTGATACAGTGCGTCTTTCTAGGGAAAATCTGAATGATTTTCCCTCTTTCTTTTTTATCTTAATAGATTTTTTCTATCTTTATCCTGTAAAACTATCTAAAGGTACAAATACAATGAGTGATTCTACTACTAATCAATACATTTGGGAGCATAGGTTCCGACCAAAAACATTAAAAGATGTTATCCTTCCACAAGATTATCGGAATTTCTTCAATAAGATCGTTCAGGACAATGCTGGCGTCAATATCCTTCTCGAATCCCGTAAAGGCGGTACTGGTAAAACTACCGTAGCTCAGGCGCTCGCCAATGACCTCGGTGCTCAGTTCATGAAACTCAATGCTTCGAATTCAAACGGTATTAATACAATCCGTAATACAGTCGAAGAGTTCGCCAAGACCATGAGTTTCAACGATACTCCTAAACTCGTTCTCCTGGACGAGGCTGACGGTCTTACTCCTGAAGCACAAAAAGCCTTAAGAGAAATTCTCGACGACCTCTCCGATAACTGTCGTTTCATTCTTACCTGTAACTACGCCAATAAGATCATCCCGGCCATCCGTGACGACGAAGGCGGTCGAACCATGACTTTAAAGTTCGATATGCAAAAACCAGAATATAGGGCAGAACTCATTCCGCAGGTTCAAAAGAGAATCTTCGGAATTCTTAAGTATCTTCAAATCCCGTTCGAGGAAGAAGCCGTAAAGAGCTTAATAGAAAAAAAGTTCCCGTCAATCAGAACTATCCTGGCCAGACTCCAGTGCTATTCCATGATGAAAGGTCGTATCGATATGGGCTTAATGGATTACGTGAACATCGGTGACGTGCTCGCCCAGATGATTCTTGAAAAGAAATTAACAGATTCCATGAACTATATCAACGAACATTGCCTCAGCTATACCGACGTATTCGGTTTCATCAAGACAGATGTCATCCCGAAGATGAAGAAACGCGGCGATGCCTATCTCCAGTTATCCGAATACGATGCCAGAGCCTCGATTTCGAATGACCCGGAAATCCATATCCTGGCCTGTCTGATCCAGATGTTCCAGTGCGTATAAATAGGTTACTATGTTCGATTCACAGAAAATATCGTTTCAAGACTTCGCCATAGGCTATAAGCACGGTATCTATGTACTGACACAGGATGCCTGCGAAATATGCCATAAGTATAAACAGTCCATTGAACATATCAATAACGGAAATCTCTATTTCGTCGAGGTAAATACGCAACGGGATAGAGATCTCGTCTACAAGATGACCCAGCGCGCGGCTTTCCCTATGACCTGCTGCTACTGGGATAACGAGCTGGAATATGTAAGATTAGGCCAGTTATTCGAACTGCAACTGAAAGAAATCTACGCTTCGCTGGAAAAATTCGGCCCGAAACCGCTATCCGAACTGGAAAAACGTAACAGAATGCAGGCTTTGAAATCCAAATGCGAGCCCGCATACTATATTTTCCCGCCAGAAATCGACGAGCAAACCCGTGAAAAATTAACATATAAGGCCATAAATTTCTCGGAATTGCCTATAGATGTCGAACGGATCTGCCCGAATCTGGACGAAGATAAGAGATTCAAACTCTTCGAAGGCAGCTTCAGGCTCGCCAAGCTCGTTATTTTCAAGGACGAAAATACCAATATTTACAGCGACTTCGCGCAAAGACTCATGACAGGCTACATGTCCAAGGTCAAAGACGCGAGCTTCGTTATCAGAAATATAAAGGAAACCCTAGATGCTTCAGATAATCCCGATAAATAAAAGAACCGAAAACCAAGTCGATACCGACACAATCAAGTATATCGAAAACATCCCGCATGATTCCATGGCCAAGAAGTATAACCGCGCCATAGAACAGTTCGTTCTCAATTCCAAAGAAAAATACATTTGTTTCCGACACGACGATACCGAACTGAGATCGCCTCTGGACGTTATCGAATTCAAAGTAGATAAGGTCTGCCAGGAATATAACGCGGCGGTCATGGGAGTCATCGGCACGATCGCCTTGGACCAGGGCTGTGCTTGGTGGCACGGAGTCCCGTCCGCCGGAGGCAGAGCCAACTACGGCGCAGGTTCCATCATCCAGGGCGGAATCCGACCGAAACTCGACGAAAATAAGAAACCGGTTCTCGACGATAAGGGAAATCCTGTCATGGAACACTACGAATACCCGATGAACGACTATCCGGGTAACCATAAGTTCATGGCCACCGTCGACGGATGCTGCATGTTCTTCCCTAAGTGGTTCTTCGAAAAAGGTTTCAGATTCGACGAATTACTTCCGGATTTTCACTTTTACGATGCCGATATTTGTCTCCAGGCGCTCGCCGCGGGCTATAGGGTCGCTACGGTGGCGGTCTCGGTCAAACATGAATCCCAAGGTGAACTCCCGAAGAACTGGGAACAGCTCAGACTCAATTTCTATAATAAGTGGACTTCGGCGGTCAACGGTAACTGGCCGATTTCAAGACTCTCAAAGTTCGATATGTCCAGAATCAAGACCATGCCGACCAAGAAGGTAGATAATGGAAACCAAACAGAAAAAGCGTAATCCTCTCTGGGAAATCCTGACCGCGCTCTGTACCAAACAGTACCCGGAATGGAAAGACCTCCCGGAAGATCTCCAGAATGGCTACAGCCAGTTCATGATTAACAGGTTTATCTGTTCCTACGACTATCTGATTCCAGTCGCGGACCAGCTCGCCACCCAGAAACTGACCGATGACATGCATTACAATATCCTCATCGGCTATGTAAAGCACACGAAACATTACTTCAAATACGACTACTTCAAGGGAACCAAGGAATACGATCCGGTCGAAATCGAGTCGGTTAAGAAGGAATACGACCTCACGGACCGCGAAGCCAAATTCTATCTTCAAATCCTGAACAAGGAACAGAAACAACATATAGTCAAGAAATGGGAAGATTATTTCCGGCTCGCCGCACAACCCAAAGATTAATCTTAATTGATTTTTAAAGAGAAAATCCAGAAGTTAATTCTGGGTTTTTCTTTTTTATAATGGGGACCAGGATCGCGAAAATTTTTTCACAAAAAAAAATTTTGCGCAAAAAATTTTTTACAATTAAGATCTAAGTATTCCGGCGAGCCAAGTTTCTTGAAAGGCGGGCCTAATTTCTAGTAAGTAGTTTTATCTTAATAGATTTGGCGAGCCAGATTTACCGCATAGCGGTTTTCGGCGGGCCTAGATTCCTATATATGGGTTGGGACTTAATAAAAAAGACGCACGTCTCGATGGGCTCGCCTGTTAATAAAATGTTAGTAAATTGTGTAGAAATTTCTTGTGAAAATCTTAATAGATTTTAGGGTATATTCTGGATATTTAAAGAATGTTCAGAATTGACCGAAATGCTTGAAAATAAAGGGATTTGGATGATTTTGCTTAATAGATTTTACCCCTATGGTTATATAGGTATTTCTGGGATATTTTTGGCTTAATAGATTCTATGTTAATATAGTGTCAATATATACCGGTTTATAGTATATGCAAGGGTTAATTAAGGTTGACAAACCTATATAGATTTGCTATATTTGAAATAACGAACCAAAGGACAATATATGGCTGAAAAGGTAGTTTATCTCCCGTTTACGATAGAGACAGAAGAAGAAATAAGTGACAGGCAGGCGCAGATTCTAGCCAATAAGGCCAGATGGATGTTTGTTTGCGGGGATTACAGCGAAAGAAAAATGAAGCATATCGCGGAATATAACGGTGTCAAGTTGTCTAACTGGACGCTTAGTCCGGCGAAGTTAAAAGAAGAGATTGTCAATGGATAATACGGTAGAAAAAGACCAGAATTTTTACATGCGGTATGCGTTGGATCACGGTTATAAGGAAAGCGGGTTATACGGCAGTTTCGCGAGGGTAGACGACGAGAGATATAATCTTCTTATCCTTAAGCATTTTATATGTTTATTGGAGCATGGCGAGGGCGGTTCGTGTAGTGGTCTGGCTACTTCTCATGACGGCAAGGATGTCAGTACGGTATACCGGTATGTGAACGTTCCGCGTCCTGTAATTATGAAAATAGCGGTAGGTCCTGTAAAGGATATATACCGGAAACTGTACGAGTATGACTTGAATAGGAATCTGGAGGTTCTTGGGTAATGGCTGATAGAGTTACCGATAATTACAAGGAATACTTGCTTACACACGGGTATTCGTTGTATGAGGATTTAAGTGATGCCAGGGAACCGTATATGCGTTATATCCGGAAGGAAGGCGATCTGTATTATTGGGTTACGTTCTGGAACGGTTATATATTTTTGGAATCTGGTAAATCGGATAAGAGTTTTACTGGCAGGCAGGAAAGGCTGGCATGTAGCAACAGTGCATTGCATTACCATTTCAAGAATGTACCTGACGAATTGTTGATAGTTTCGGCATGTAGTTCTGGAAGCAAGATGATGCATGATTTGAACGCGTATTGTATGAATAAGATATTGGATGTATTAGGATGAAGTTCGATTCTCGGAAATATATCAGGATGGCGTTGGAAAACGGGTATAAGCAGGATTTAGAGTATAGTTATATCCGGGAGAGGTACAGTCTGATAATTCTTACTACGTTTGTATGTCTGATATATGACGCGTCCGATAATGAACGCGAGGGAATTGCTACTTCCCGAGTGTCCGACGGTACAGGGACTATTTACAGATATATGGGCGTTCCCGCTGATATATTGATGGATATAGCTGTAGGTCCTGCGGAGGATATTAGGAGGAAACTGTACGAGTACGATGTCAATAAGACATTGGAGGTTCTGGGATGAAAGAATACAGTGCCTATGACGATTTTTTGATACAGTACGGGTATTATGACGATTTCGTGAAGAAACACGGATATAAGGAGGTAGACCGTAATGTTGATGTCCTTTATGTGAAAGAATCGGATAACAAGTACACTCTGTTGATATTCGAGAATAACATATACTTGTATTATAACAAGGCGGGCCTGGCCTATAATGACGGGAGCGGCGGGATATATTACAGATATAATATTCCTGCAGAAGTATTGCTGAAGATTGCATGTGAAGAAAGTTCAGAAATACATAAGAAGCTATACGAATATGACCTTAATAAGACATTGGAGAATTTATGATTACTGATTCCGATATTTCTTTGCAAAATAACCATAGGGAATATATCATGCGTAAGGGTTACGTGGAGATAGAATCTAAGGATTTTAAGGTTTTTATGAAATGTTACGGCAGGAATGACGGAAGCGGATATAGTGTCGTGCTTTTTAAGGACGGGGTATATCTGTTTTCAGGATCCGAATATCTGGCTACGAGCAGCCAGATTTTAAAGGGTTACAGGTATTCACGTATTCCTGTGGAAGTATTGCTAGATATAATTGGCGGGGAAAGTTCGGAAATAGGGAAGAGACTGTACGAGTATGACCTTAATAGAAATCTGGAGGTTCTGGGGTGACGAAGTTTGAATTGCGCAAGTACGAAGAGTATTTGCTTTCTCATGGGTATTCGGTGTATGACTGCGAGTCTGTTTCTACAAGTACGTATGTCAGATATATCCGGAAGACTGGGACTGAACAAGATTATTACATTACGTTCTGGAATGACCATATATTTTTGCAGTATGGGAGTTCGCCGATGGTAGGGGCCAGCGATTCTATTGCATGTACGAACAAGGCCCTGCATTACAGGTTCAAGGCTATTCCGCCTGGACTTCTGATAGTTTCGGCCTGTCAGGAGGGTAGGAAGATGTTGGAAGGACTGAATAACTATTGTGTCGAGAAGACATTGGAGGTATTGGGATAATGACAGATAGCGAATGCGAGCATTGGACGAATATTCAGAGTAGTAGTCATAAAGAAAAATTGGAATATCTGCTGAGTTTGACCGAACCCGGCAAGAATTATTTTATTACCCCTCATTATCATACATATCCCATTAAAGAATTTATAGATATTATCGAACTTGATTTGGAAAGACGTGCAGTAAGGTTTAAGTATATTCATGAAGTTTTCAAAGATGAATGGGAAGGGCTTAATTATACTACGGATTATGAGTTTGTTATCTGGAACGGAAAGATGTACAGGGGGTATATCGAAACCAACGTATGTATTGATGACCCTGAGGAATTCAAGAGGCTGACTTTTGATTTTCATAAATACGAGACAGAAAAGGCTTTGGAGGTACTTAATTGAATTATATGCGGGATAATTCTGAAGATCCGTTTAAGAAGTTACGGGCCATGATGGTGCGTTTAGGGTATCATCCTATGAACTCATATGAGCCCTATCCTGTAGATTATCGGAAGGATGAGTTCTCTGTATGTTTGTTCAATTACGATTCCACCCCTACCGTATCATTTAGGAATGTAGAGGAAGAGAGGGCGGTCTGTATCGGGACTACTGACGGAATGTTGGCGTTCCAGTTTAGGAATATACCTATGGCAATCATGAAGAAGGCCATAAGGCACCCAGAGAACGCCTATAGTATATTTAATAAGTACGATATAGAAAGGGCCATAAATAAGCTCTAGGGTAGCTTATTTAAGGTTTCAAGGGTTTCTTCTTGGGTAAGGAGGGCGTCTATGAGGCCCTCTTTTTCTATCATATCTTTATATTTGAATTTTCTTCCGTTAATAGACAAGTAATTTTCAGAACTACCTATAGAGAATATAGTATAACCATTCTGGTTAGAAGAGTTTTTATATGTTAGAGAAAAATAGACATAGGGCGGTTTGATACACTTGTCGGTCAGTTTAACTAGCCTTATAACTTCTATTACTTCTGATTTTTTATTATTTGTATCATAGACTTCAATCATGGGAGGGACTCGATAGCTTCCTGGTTAACATCGTTTTCAATTAAGGCCTGGATATATTCCAGGTTTTCTTTTATATCTTTATATTTGAATCGCTGGTTATTGATTTCGATATAATTGTTATTCATTTCTTCGGTGAAATCTCGGAAGTCTACCCTCATAAAGTGTGCTCCAGGGCCTTCTTTGAAAGTTATCCAGTAATATGGATTATAAGGCGGCCAGATACTGTCTGTAACATATTCCAGTTTTGGATTTACAACATTGGTATATAGTTTACCGTCATATACATTAATCATGGTAGTTTCTCTATTGCGTTTGATATTTTATATTTTTCCAGAAGTGCATTAATCCTGTCAAAATTATCTGGGATATTGTCAATATTATATCTTTTGCTATCAATTTCTATATAGGTCTTAGAATAAAATTGTGTGAAATAGACCATGGTTCTCATGACTGAAATATCGAGCCGTTTAAAAGACAAGATATAACAGTTATCGGCGACTTTTTCAAGTACAGGATCTACCGGGTCAATATAAGTCGTATTCTTGACCGGTTTAATTATTGTATTTTCGAATATTTCGATTTTCATGGAAGAGCCTCGATAGCCTGGGTATTATATTCCTGTTTTATCAATGCTTCTACTTTTTCCCAATATTTAAGGATGTCATCATATCTAAAAATTTTACCATCAATATTTAGGTAATGACCATCACGTTGAACCGCTGTCTTATCCGAGAAAACAATCATAATTTCAGTAATTTCCGGATATTTTACATGTTCCTTTTTAAATGAAAACGTAAATATAAAATCCGGAAACTTACCATAAATTGGATCAGTTTTACTTATCCTTGGCCAGTAAGCAATATGAGTTCTTTGGCGGTTTGCATCATAGATTTGAATCATGGAAGAGCCTCAATAGCTTCAAGAGTCTCATAGTTCTGCAATATTGCGTCAACTTTTTCATAGTTGGCTTCTATCTCTTTATAGGTAATACGTCGGCCATTAACTTCCAGATAGTTATCCGGATATTGTTTTGAAAATCTTATAGTTACATTAAAAGGCTGTGTACAGGTCTTCCAGCAGGTTCCGATAAAAGCAAAATACGGATCCCAGGTGGTGGGATCTATTGTAGGAAACAGGGAATACTGAGTTACATTAAAGAACTTGTTTCCATCTGCCAAAT